GTTCGAATGTAGCTTCGAGAGCGCCCTGGTGGGGTCGTACTACGGCGCGTACCTCGACACGGCCCGTGAGGAACAGCGGATCACGCGCGTGCCCCACGACCCGAGCGTGCCCGTGCATGTGGCGTTCGACTTAGGCGTGAGCGATGCGACCGCCATCTGGTTTCTGCAAGTGGTAGGCCGCATGATCCATGTGATTGACTACCTCGAGGCCTCCGATCATGGCCTCGAGTGGTATGCCAAGGTGATCAAGGAGAAGCCCTATACCTTGGGCCGCGTGTATTGGCCGCATGACATTATGGCGCGCGATTTCTCGAGCGATGGCCGCACGCGCTTTGCCCTGGCCGAAAGCTTAGGGCTGAAGCCCGGGGTGGTGGTGCCGCAGGGCAGTGTCGCCGATGGCATTGCGGCGGTCCGCATGCTCTTCCCACGCTTCGTCTTCGATCAGGAACGTTGTCATGAGGGCCTGCAAGCGCTGGCAGCGTACCGGCGGGAGTGGAGCGAGACGCGCAAGGATTGGACAGACCACCCGCTCCACGATTGGGCCAGTCACGCGGCGGATGCCCTGCGCACGTTCGCTATGGGGTATCAGGAGCAGGACACGATCACGGTCCATAGCCCGACGCGCCTGGCAGGGACGATGCCCACGGGGCTCAGGCAAGGATTTTGGTTTCGCTAAGGAGACGTACAGTGCCTAGTAAATCAAAGGCCCAGCAGGCGTTTATGGCCGTCCAATTGGATAAGAAACGCCGGGGCAAAAAGACCGACGTGGACATGAGCGCTGAGCAGCTCGAAGAGTTTGCCAGTACACCCACGAAGCCATTGCCTGCGAAGGTGAAGCGCAAGAAAGCGAGCAAAAGTAGTTACTGAGGGCCACGCATGCGTCTGCGCTTCCACTGGCTTGCGGGCCTCTATCCGTCTGCCTGGCATGACGGTAATCTGGGACTCGAACATCGCGGGCGGTATCTGCTGCACGGGGAATGGCACCTGGGGGGGCGTGACCTGGAGATGTCGTTCCGCGTGGGTGGCACGGCGGCCATGGTCGGTGGCCGCGCCTACAAGACCGTGACTGGTGTCCTCAAGGTGCCCTGGCTTGCGAGTGTCTATCTCTCGGTCTGCTTGCCGGCATGGGTGGCCACACGGTGTCTGACTGAGCGGACACTTGGCATCGAATGGAATCGCTACGGCCTGTGGTGGGATGTCTGGATCCCTGCCAACCCCCAGCGTCGATATGCGGCCTGGCGCAAGGGACGGGGGATGCAACGGCAGCGCCGCCGTGCGCTCAGAAAGAGGACTCATGGCTGAACATCTCCAGACCCTGCGCCCGCTGACACAGGACCAGAAGACGGCCCTCGATCCCCGCACGGATGAGGACGTCTTGCACGAGGCGCGGGTGCGCTTTCACGAGGCAAGCGAGTGGGAAAATGACGAGCGCGCACAGCAGTATGAGGCGCAGAAGTTCGCCGCTGGGGACCACTGGCCGCAGTGGATGCTGCAACAACGCTCGCTCCCCGGCCAGGAGCAACCGTCGCTCGTGATCGACCGGATCGCGCAGTACCACAATCAGATCATCAACAGTTACCGCCGCAATCCGCTCGGCATCCGCGTGCGCCCCAAGGACACGAGTGCCACGCCGCAACTCGCGACCATCCTGGAAGGGCAACTGCGCTCCATCGAGGCCGAGAGTCAGGCTGATATCGCGTATACCACGGCCCTTTCCCAGGCGATTAGCACCGGCGAGGGCTTTTTCCGCCTCACGCTCGGCTATGAGAATGAGTACAGCTTTACGCAGAAGCTCACTATTGCGCCCATCTACAACCGCTTTGCCGTGTATTGTGACCCGGCAAGTACCCACCCTGCGGGCCTCGACCTGGACTATGCCTTTCTCGTCTCCACAATGACGCATGCCGCGTTCTGCGCCAAGTACCAGAAGCAACCCGTGGACGTAGGTCAGTGGGCCATGTACCCGCAACAGGATTGGGTGACGAGGGATCAGGTGCGCGTCGCCGACTATTACTATAAGGTGTGGGAGAACAAGACGCTCTTCCAGATGCCCGATGGCACGGTGCTGGAAAAGATGGCGGGCGTCGAGGTGCCCGAGGGCTGGCCCACCCGGGAGACGCTCTGCCCGAAGGTGTACGGCGTGACGATGTGCGGCTATGCCATCCTGGAGAAGACGACGTGGCCGGGATCGCATATTCCTTTGGTGCGTGTCGAAGGCCGCCGCCTGGACCTCGACGGCAAGGCGCGGCGCACCGGCATTGTGCAGGCCTCCTCGTCCTCGCAGCTCGCCTATGATGCGTACCGCAGCGCCGAGATGGCCGCGATAGCCCTGGTGCCGAAAGCGCCCTTTATCCTGGCCGCAGAACAGGTGAGCGGCTATGAGGACCTCTGGAACAAGGCCAATGATGCCCACCTGGCCTATCTGCCGTATAAAGCCTTTATGAACGGGCAACCGATGGGCATTCCGCCGCCGCAACGCCAGGCCGTCGAGCCCGCCGTCCAGGCCATCACCCAGGCGGCGATGATGGCGGCGCAGGATATTCAGGCCACCGTGGGCCAGTATGAGGCCAGCGTGGGGGCGCCCTCCAATGAGCAGAGCGGGGCGGCGATCGACAGCCGCAAGCGTGAGGGCGAGCAGAGCACGGCGGGCTTTACCGCCAATCTGGCATGGAGTATCGAAGCGTGTGGACGGCAGATCCTCGACATCCTACCGCGCCTGTACCCAGGGGCCACGGCCCTACGCCAGGTGGGCAAGGACGGCAATGTGAGTATAGCGCCGGTCAATCAGCGCCTCCCCGATGGGACGCCAGATCCGCAGGGGCAGCAGTTGGGCCAGGGCCGCTATGAGTGCGTGGTTTCAAGTGGACCAAGTTATGACACCTCACGCGAGATGATGAACGAGCGCTTAGGCATCCTGCTCGGCGCGGTGCCGCAGGTGGCGCCCTATGTGCTCGATCTGTACACCGGCTCGCTCGATATTCCGCAAGCGGAGGAGCTGGCGGCGCGGCTCAAGACGATGGTGCCGCCCGAGGCGCTGGCCGCCACGGAAGGGCAGGGCAATCCGCAGACGCAACTGGTGCAGGCACAGAACGAAGCGAGGCAGGCGCAGCAACAACTCCAGGCCCTCACGCAGCAGATGCAGCAGATGCAGCAGCAAAGCCAGGTCGCGACGCAGCAGGTCGCGCTCCTCGAACAGGAAGCCGCCCGCCTCAAGACGCAGCTGAGTGACAAAGCGCGTGACTTAGCGCTCGACATGCAGCGCTACAAATGGGACCACGAAATCTCCATTCAGGAAAATATGCTAAAGGCTAGGGAACTCGATTTAAAGTATGGCATTGAAGGCGCCAAATTGGCCCAGACGGCCACCGAGTTTGACGTCACGCAGGCCAATGGCATGACTGCCGAGGAGTAGGGACGTATGGCCATCGAGGTGTATGAACGGTTAGCCGACAGTGGCACCTATACGCAGTTGGGGGACACGCCGCCCCAGGGGGACGGTGGGGGAGGCGCCGCCACCGAAGCCCAAGACGGGCGTGCTGCTGCAAACGACGGGGGGGAGGCATCTCTCGCGTCCAACGGGGAGACATCAGCACCTCCCTCCGAGACCCCGGCTGGTCAACCGCCCGAGCAGGCGGCTCCGGGTGGCATGCCGCCGGGGGACGAGGACGACGAACCGGAGCCGGAAGTCGCCACGATGGATTATGTGCAGCGCTCGATTAAGCGGCACACCCGTCGCCTGAAAGCGGCGGAGCAACGGCATGCCGAACGCGAAGCCGCCTGGACGCAGCAACTGGCCCATCTCCAGGGCCAGCTTGAAGCCCAGAGCCGCATGCTGTCGGGCGCCGCGCCCGAGTTGCCGCAGACGCCGCAGCCGAGCGGCCCGCCGCAGGCCGAGTCCTACGCCAGTCACGAGGACTACGTGCGTGCTGTCGCCCGCTACGAAGCGCAGCAGGTGCAGCAGATGCAGCACCAACAGATGCAGCAGCAGCAGGCCGCACAGGCGCTGCAAGCCCGTGAGGCGGCCTTTACCGAGGCGCATCCCGGCTGGCAGACGGTCGTGCAGCAGGGCCTGGTGGCGCGTCCCGGCTTTCTCGGGTCGCCCTTGCAGCAGGTCTTGATGCACCATCCGGAGGGCGTGGCCATGGCCTATACGCTGGCGGCGCAGCCGGAGACCGTGCAGCGCCTGCTCCAGATGCCGCCGCCGATGATGCTCATGGAACTCGGACGCCTGGCGCCCCCCAGCCCGCCTGCTGGAGGGAGTACCCCGGTGCCCGTGACGAACGGCCAGGCTCCTACCGCACCACCCTTACCGCCGCCGCTTGCTGGGGTGAATGGGCAGGGCACGGTGCCGACGCCTGGGTACAGTGATACCATGTCTGCCGAAGACTATAAGAACTACAGACGACGCACCAGTAATTTGCCGGTGTGGAAGCAACGATAACCCTTGTATCAGCCGCCACAACTTTCCTCTGCCGCCTCAGAGGTCGATGCATGATATTTTGCCGTATGAGGTGGCACTATGCCTACGAATACTATCCTGACAATCGGGATGGTGACTCGCGAGCTCCTCGATGCGTTCGACACGAACCGCGTCTTTTCGAAGCATATTTACAATGAGTTTTCGAGAGAATTTGCCCAGCCTGGCAGTAAGATCGGCCCCACCCTCAACGTCAGGCTCCCCGCACGCCTGGCCGTGACCAGCGGCCCGGTGATGACGCCCTCTGACTATCTGGAAGAGAGCACGCCGCTCACCATCGATCAGCAGGAAAAGGTGGGACTCTCCTTTACATCGTTTGAAATGGCCCTGTCCATGGATGACTGGCGCAAGCGCGTAGGCGAGCCGACCAGTATCGTCCTCTCGAACAAGGTCGATGCCTACGGCCTCGGCCTGTACTGGAAGTGTCCCAATGCGATTCTCAGTCCGTCCACGGGCAGCGCGAAGTGGCTCGCCTATCTCAACGCCGGGGCGATTATGGCCGACAACGGCGCGCCCGCCGATGGCGATTGGACCGCGATTCTCAACCAATACGAGCAAGCCCAGGTGGTCAATGAAAACAAGGGCCTGTTCAATCCTGGGACGGACATCGGCACCCAGAATAAGCGGGGCATGATGGGGGAAAGCGCGGGGTTAACCTGGTACTGGGACCAGAACGTCGCGACGCATACCACCGGGGCACGCGGGGGCAGCCCAACGTATACTTCCACCGGCACGGGCGGGACCTCGATTGTCACGGGCGCCTGGACGGCGGCCGCTGCTAATCGCCTCAAACGCGGTGACATTTTCACCATCGCGAACGTGTATGCCGTGAATCCCGTTTCCCTCAATAATACTGGGCAACTCCGCCAGTTTACCGTGCTGGCCGATGCCAATAGTGATGCCTCGGGGAATGCGACCATCCAGATCTACCCGGCCATTATCGGGCCTGGCAGCCCGCGCCAGACCGTCAATGCCCTCCCTGTCGCGTCAGCACCCCTGACGATGTTAGGGACGGCCAATACCGTGTACCACCAGAACGAAGTCTTCCAGCGGCAAGCGTGGTTGATGGCCATGTGCAGACTGACGGATCCGTATAGTGGCGAGGCCTCGTATGCCACCGATAGCACCAGTGGCGTGGCGATTCGCACCTGGCGATCCAGCGATATCATCAATGACGCGCATCTGTCGCGCGCCGACATCGCCTTCGGGGTCGCTCCCGGACGCCCAGAATGGTGTGTGCGGGTGTGGAGTACGCCTCCAACATTATAGCGAAATGACCTATGGCGAACCAATTCTTAACAGACACCCGCGTCGTCAACGTTGAATCATCTGAAGGAGAGGATATGAGCGAGGGACCGTATACCCCGCCAGAATGGCCCCGATTTCTCTACAAACACGGTGAGACGCCGCGCCAGTTCAACTCCCAGGAAGAGGCCGAACAGGCTGGCGGGGGGTGGCACCGCACCCAGGCCGAAGCCGATCAGGCCCAGCAGGCGAGCCAGGCCCGCCAGCAGAGCCCGCCTCCGCC